AAGAAGACGAATAGAAATTAAATAATTAATATATATTATATGTCGAATATTGTAGAACCCGCCAGAAAAAAATTTTTTTGTTTGTCGTTTTTAACATTTTTTAGAAGAAGAGAGAAGGTTGTACCATATGACCCGGTAGATTGTAATATATGTTTTTTTCCTATTGGAGTAACACGTAATTATTATTATAAATGTAAGCATGGAGAGTTTTGCAAATTATGCTTAGAAAAATGGCGTGATAAACATAATAATTGTCCAATATGTAGAGCTGATGCTAAAAAAAAATATAAAAAAAAATCTTATCAAAAAAATAGTACAGCTCGAAGAAGACAACTACTACGATTTCAAATTCAAGAGCATTCCCGAAGAAGGAGTGCTCCTTGATGAAAATATTAATATTTATTATTAATATTTTTACATTAAAAATTTAACGTCTGCGCCTGGTTTTACCTCTACGTTTTTTACCTCTACGTTTTTTACGTTTCATAGTACGTTTTCGTCTTGAACGCTTACGTTTGGTTTTTCTGCGTTTAGTACGCTTACGTTTGGTTTTTCTGCGTCGTTTACGACCTCCTCCGCTTATGTTTATGTTATTGATGGCACTGATGGAGTCTTTCAAAGACTTATCAGTATTCTTCCATCCAATTGCTTTGAGGCCAGTATAATAAAAATCGTCCTTACCCATTTTGTATACCCAACCCCCTGGATGAACCCATTGATATGGAGTACCTTTCTTGATGCTGATCCTCTTCTTGTCGTCGCCCGTTTGATCAGTCATCAAAATATCGTCCGGCACATCTGTTTTCATCGGACATTCTCCATTGTCTTTGTCGAATCCTTCTTTTAATTCTTCGACAGACATCTTCAACCCTCCATTGACGCTGGTCGGAATCACTTGAATGGTTTCACCTTCGGACATTTTTTTGATTGGCGTGTAAACATCGCTTTGTTTGATATAAGCAGTTCCAACATGTGTATATTTTTGGCCCCCTTCCTTTTTATAATATTCTAGATGACCAACTATATCTTCCCCACTACCATCTTTTGCTAGACTGGCCTCCTTGTAAGCTTCAGGACCCGCACTATGGTACTTGTAAAAAAAATCAGATTTATTACCTTTCAATTCCGAGGCAAGAAGGTCGCCGTCTGTGTCGTCTGCTGGATTCATACATTTGTCCGACAACGTGATGCCCGATTTTTCAGAAATGAGCTCTTGGTGCTGCTCCTTTGTGAGATTAGAATGTTCAGCGTGTTTGAATTGATATTCCATAGTTATAAATTAAGAACAGATTAAATTATTAATTTAACGCAGTTAAACTTCCTAAATTATACATTGTCAAATACAATAGTGTAATTTATATAAAGATTCTATTTCAATAAATATATGCAATTTTATTGGATATTAACATCCCATATAGTTTCTATTTTACCAATAGGACAATGTTTATGGACATTTAAAAATCATAAAACATATGATTCTTTGTTGACATTTTTACATTTAGCCTTTACAGTTTTCTTTTCTATTTGCTATCATACGGATGATTATTCTGATATTGAGGTCCCTCTTAATTCAAGACCACTTTGGACAATTTTAGATCATTGGAGTTCAAGTATCTGTATAGTAGAGGGCGCCTTTTACGGATTAAAAGTAAGGGAACCTGTAATTTATATTATGTCATATGCCTCCGGAACTATTTTATTATTTTTAAAAGTGGCGGATCAGAAGTTTGCATCACATTTTTATGTATTTTTGAGCATTTTCTTTACAATGATTTTTAAATATCGAATTACATTAAAGTATTTTAAAAAATATTATATACGTTCTTTAATTGCATTATCTTGTGGAAGCGTTGCTACATATTCTATATATGCTCCAAATTTTGGATATGATTATGTGACGTGGCATCCGATATGGCATACGTGTATATTTATTACATCATTTATGACCAATTCTTTACGACATTCATATGACAAAGAACTGTTGGATAAAGCGGAATATACAAGAACTGCATCTGACTCCATTTAATTAATTACAAATAATTAAATTGTAATTAATCGAATTTACCTATTGACCGCCACGTAGCCGAAGGACTAAATGAAGCGTCGCCTCCTTTTGAATATTATAGTCGGTAAGCGTTCTACCGTCTTCCAATTGTTTTCCGGCAAAAATTAAGCGTTGCTGGTCTGGCGGAATTCCTTCCTTATCCTGGATCTTGGCTTTTACATTTTCAATAGTGTCACTTGGTTCAACATCCAATGTTATAGTTTTTCCTGTCAAAGTCTTCACAAATATTTGCATTTATAATCTACTAATTCAAAAAATGTTTAAGTCAATTTACATATATTTATTACATTTACATGACAATATTAACACCTTCTGGTGTAGAGATTCGATGATCTTCGTCAATGGTATTGTATGTTTTTGGAATTTTCATGTAGGCACTATTTGCTCGCTCATCTTTTACAGATATTGTCCCGACGTTGTAGGCGGAATATAATTTCATAGTTACTAACATAAAAAATGAGATAAATGTTGTTAAAGTATTTGACCCAGCGTAATTTTGATATACGATTGTGCCGGATACAGCAAAATTAACAACCATTAAAAATAATGCGATATAAACTACTTTAATATATTGATTGTTTAATTTATTCATTTGTTTTTTAAACGCTGGATAGGTTTCAATTTCTAGATCTAGATTTGTATTTGATTTTTCTTCATCAATGTCTAAATATTTGATGCACCAGTTTTCGCGCTTTAATTCAATAAAATACAATGTACCAATAGACGCAAATGTCACAAAGTTACATGCATTTGCACCAACTCTTAATTGTTCAGTTGCCATAAAATTTTCAGTTGCAGTACATAACTGATCACCGCACTGTTGCGGAACAAATATAACTAAGAAAGTTCCCATTATAATTTTATAAAACTCAAGAAGCATATAGAACGCAGTCATAATACGTTGCTTGGAATCAACGTCTAATTTCATTATATAATAACTAGAGATTGATTATAATAGTAAGTAATATGACATAAGACCGCCAATAATAGCAATATTTTTCATAAAATAATTTTTCTGACCTGGAAGTGTAGGGAAATGATAAATTAATGTTGCAAAAAATGTAAATATGATGAGTGTAATAATAGAAAGTTTAGCCAAATTATTACTTGTATAATTAAATATATTACCTACTATGATCAAAGGAGATATAAATTCAATTATTATAGCTCCAAAAATAGCTAATTTAAAAAAGATAGTTGGTAAGAATTTCAAATTTATCATATTTTTCATTCCCAGTGTAGTTGCATTAAAATTAGTTATTTTACTAATGCCTGAAATAGGGAAAATAAATATAAGAAGTAAGGCTGCTACAAGATTCTTCATGTATTATATAATTTGATTTTTTTTTTCAATTTCATTGTAAGTTTTTTTCTACTAGAATTTACATATTCAGTATTTGATATAAAATTTAAAAATAAGACATTCAACTTATCTAAAATAAAGGGTAGTTTTCTTTTAATATCAATTATCAATGCAACTCTAAACCCTGTACTTTTCTTTTGTACTTCATGAAAGTGTGTATCATCAAATAAAAACCCGTCCTTTTCTCTCCAAAATAGTTTATTATCACCTTTAACTTTAAGATAATCTTTAATATCGTTACTACTAAAAAGTGTATAATGATATCTTAAAATTCCTGCATAAGGACCTCTGTGTTCGGGTATTTTCTTTTTGCCCTTAATAATACTATAAAAACAAGTATAAATATTATCATCATCAACTAATTTTGTAAGCAAAGGAAACTTATCTTCATTAACATTACCATAGTATTTAATGTTAAAATAACCATATTTATTATTTGTTTCATGAAATTCGTTTGAAAAAACACCTGGATTAATTAGTTTATATTTTGAATAATTTCTATTAAATTCATCTAGTAGTTTATCATGATTAGCACATAGTTTCTTATGAATGGTTAAATTTTTATACTCAAATATGCAATTATTATCAATAGATTTATAAATACTATTTAGCAAGCCCATAATTATTATAGGAAAATTTTTATAATAGCTAACAAATTTGTAAACAGGTCTTTGTTGTCGATTAATTTCAGTCAATATAAATCCTATAAGACCTAAAATAATGAAAATATAAAGAATCATTTATTATAAAGAATAAAAAAAATTTATTATATTTACTTAATATATAATGCCAGGTTATATGACAGGATCTCGTAAACGCAAATCGCGTGGAAAGCGCAAACGCACTCGCACTCGCAGGGCGAAGACTCATCGCAGAAAGAAGCTTCATAGAAAAAGAACCAGAAAGGTTCAAAGAAAGCGAAGACGTAAAAGAAAGCGTTAATATAATTATTTAGATTATTTACTAAATTATTATAAGCATTTTATTCCATTACCATTGGTATATTTTTTTCGAAACACCAAGCAGCTACTAAGCACATTTTTTCAAGACCAATTTCACCTTTCCCTGGCCTTTCGTGTCTATCCTTTTTACAATCGCACTTTCCTTTCGAATCATTGAAATGTACTAAAACGATGCTTTCTGGAAATTCTGAATCCCAATCCAAAATAAATTTAATAGGATCGTGACCAGCAGCAAATACGTGACATGTATCAATGCAAATTTTAATTTTTTGTTTTTCTTTTTCTGTAAATCTTTTATAGAATTTTTTTAATTCCTCAAACTGCCAACACGTCTCAGACCCTTGTCCAGATGTTGTTTCAAGCAGCAAAGGACAACTTGTTGAAACACTTTTCAAAACTGTAATCAAATTATTGTACATATTATCAAGAGCTTCTCCAATATCCATTTTGCAGGATTTTCCACAATGCACTACGACGCCTTTAAATCCCATATGCATTCCGTTATTAAATTCCCATTGTAGACAGGGAAGTGCTTTTTTTCTGAAATCTATTGGTGCCCAGCATAAATTTACTAAATACAGTGAATGAATAAATACATTTAGATTATTTTCAGTTATAAATGTTTTGGTTTCATTATAGTCTGTCAAAGTGACTCCAGGTCTTCTCCACCATTTTGGTGATCCGGAAAATAGTTGAACTGGCTTGGTTAGATTTTCGGGTTTGGTTTCATAGAATGCTCGTAAGGATCTAATAAAACTACCTGATTTGTGGATATGCGTTCCTATATTCATGGTTATATTGTGTGTTAAAACAAAAAGTTTTTAAAATTTATTCAATTTTATACACACAATGATTTATTTACATTGCCAATACATAGGGTATCCTTGAAAACGCATGTCCCATCTTTTATATGTTAAAGTGTCTGGGATTTCATAATTTTCATAATCTTCTCCTCTTGTATTGCCTCTACTTAAAGTCTGAACACAATAATAATCTTCCAGATAACGATCGAAGTATTTTGTCAGGAGTTGATTTCTTATTTCGTCGTGTTCTGTATATTTTGCCGGTGTTATGAGTTTGTTAACTGTATTAAGTTTTTCAACTCTTTCAGCGACTATATTATGACTACAATCACGTTGTGTAGCTGGGAATTCATGAAATCTCCATCCATATTTCCAGTAAAATCCAATTACATTTTCCATAGCATTTAATTTTAAATATTGATAACCGCCCTTTATACCAACTCTTTTCAGACAATCCAACATATCTTTACCGCTTTTGACTTTAACACCGTGTCTTTCTTTTACAGCGGAAGAGGGTTTTCCTCGAAGTGAAATATTGCCGATAATTTCTAAAGTATAGTATTTGAATTCTAAGGCAGGCATTCCGTTATGCGGATAAGTATGTTCCTCTCCAATGCCATCGGTGGATACTGACGCTAGTCCTCTCAACGATTGTCTTTTACCATTTTTAGAGTCAAAATTAAGTAGTATAAATTTAGGAGGTGAATTATAATACTCTTTTTCGTCTGGATCTTGGGTTCCGAAAATGGCTTCTCTCACAAAATCACGAGGAATAGGTAAGAACATTTTATAATTTACATATTTTTCTAGCAATTTTATTTGTTTTTTTGACCAACGTTTACCCCTTCGCGTAATAGAATAAAAGTTGTCATTTAATTTGCGCATTTCTATATTTTCTTTGGATTTTAAATCAGACATTTTTCTGTACGGTGTACTTTGTTGTTTAAAACATAATGCTCCCATCATATGGATAGTTGATAATTGTTAATGTAGTTTGTAATCAAATTACAAAATATATTAGATTCAATTTTTTTATTACTTATTGCACGGGCATATGACTAGATACATAATCTGCTACATGACTTGGATTAATTTTATGTTGTTTATTTTTAGTTCTGTGTTTATTTTTTCTGACATTTGACGAGGGATCATCATAGTCAGAATCATAGTCAGAATCATAGTCAGAATCATAGTCATCTTCTATTGATCCGGGATAATAGTCTTCTTCTCGTCTTTTTTTATTTCGGTGGTGTTTTCGCCGTGGAAATATCGCTAAATCTCTACCGTGGGCAAAAAGGTTATAAACAATTACAATAAGAATCAATACTAAAACTAATATTATTAATGCATCAACAAAGCTCATTTATAATATATAAGGATATTTTTAGAAATGAAATCTACGACGGTGACGCGGACCATATCCCCTTCTAAATCGAGGACCCCATCCCCATGATCGTCTCAAAGGTCTAGCCAAACCGGTTGGAATATTCCATACTGGATACTGTCGATTAACATAAACAACTTCTGATTTATGATTGGTGTGTTTTCTAGGTATTTGCATAACAAAGTAAATAAGGACAATGAGCAATACAGCAATTAAAATAAGACCATTATTCATATATATTAAATGCGTATAATAATTTTCTTTGTGAAAATAATCATAAAATTTTATAAATTATATGATTTTTATTAAATTAATATATTAAAATCAAAATTTGACACCATAAATGGTAACAAAAATTAACTTAATTACTGTATGCAAGACCACCCATACCACTCATGACACGAAGGACATTGTAGTTGGTAGCGTAGACACGGACCTTAGCGGTGGCATCTCCTCCAATAGCATTGGTGGAAAGGACAAGCTGCAAGGTAGCGTTGTCAATTCTGGACATATTGCAAGTTCCAGATGGCTGGTGCTCCTCAGGGCGGAGTGCGAACGAGTAAACGTTGATTCCGGTATCTGGGTTGCGAGTGTGGTGCTGGTATGGCTGAACAAGGTCAAAGTAGGTACCTTCACGCTCAGAAAAGCGATCTTGTCCGTTAAGCTGAAGTTTGGCAGTAACCACAGGGTTTTGTCCCCAGCAGTGCAAGTTAAGAGCGGTCTCCGCAAGAACGAAGGCACCAGCATCCGAAACACCAGAGTCAGGGATGTGCTGAACTGGGAATGGAATATTCATTGCAGGGGCAGTGCAGGTTGGTGACCAAGTTTTGCAACTTGTTGTAAAGCAAGTACCATCATCACCAGGGGCGGTTCCTGTCTTGTACGTAGGATCGGCCCATGCCATCGGGTTGGTCGAGTCGAATGCTTCACCCCACTGGATGCCAACAGAATGATTAGTATCAGCTCCAGGATCCTGGAACATACCACCATTGGTCTGATCAATAAAGGCGCCATTTGGATCTGCCTGACCATTTGAATCAAGGTAAACGCCAGCTGGTCCGGAGAAGGCAGCGATAGAGTTAACAAGAGCATCAAGGGCATCAGTGTAATTAAATGGCTGAGCACCCAATGCGGCATTAAGGTGTGTTCCACTCAAAAATGAAGAGCAGTAGTCAACATTGGAGTCAGGCTGGACAACAAAGATCAACTCCTTACAAGGGTGGTTGAAATTAAGTTTGATCTTATTGGATGAAGAACCAACGGATTCATCTCCAGTGAACTGAAGCTGTTCAATAAGGTACTCATGTGGATTTTGGGCCATACGTCTACGCTCATCCGTATCAAGGAAAACGTAATCAACGTAAAGCGAAGCAGCAACAAGGGATTTCTGGTAAGAAACGGCATCCTTGACCGATGTACCGGCAGATACAGCCCCTGGGCTTTCATTTTTACCATCAAGACTGGTGACAGCGAAAAGAACCTCATCCGAAGGACGAAGCTCAAGGTTGATACGGACTTCGTGGTACTGAAGTGCGATCAAAGGCAATGCCAAACCTGGGTTACGGCAGAACCAAAACTGAAGTGGTACGTACAAGGTAGTCTCAGGCAAAGCATTGCGAGGGGCGCATACTGCTGCAGGGACAGTGTTGTTGGCACAGGCAGAGTCAACATCAGCGAACGAAGGGTCAACTAAGTAAGTAAGCTGGGTTGTTTGCCCGACCATTTTATTGTATCCACGCTCTTGCTCAGCGGTAAGGGTAAGTTGGTTCCAGATGTGCATCCAGTCACCATATTGGCGATCGATGCGCTGGCCTCCAATCTCAACCTCGACCATAGAGATAAGCTGCTCACCTGGGTAGTCCAACCAGCGAGCATAAACCTTTGCGCAATCTTTAGGATTGCAGCAAGAATCTTGCCCAATCTCTGGAAGAGTTACCTGAAGGTAAGTGCGGTATGCTAAATCACCATTTCTGGAGATAGTGCATTGCACACGGCGACCGAAATCGGCTTGGCCGTTAAAGGTCTGTTCAATAGATTCCATTGCGAAGTTAGTGTGTCTGCGGTAGGTCACTTTCCAAAAAGTGATCTGTGGGTTACCGGTCAAATAGACGTCTTGTGCGCCGTAGGCTACGAGTTGCATTAATCCTCCTCCCATTCTGTTATAATATTGCTAAAGAAAAAAATTTTACGAAAAAACGATTAATTAATCGAATTAATTGTCTAAAATTTTTTTCATATCAAAATTCTCCTTCATGAATCCTTTGAGATAATCATCCAAAAATACTTCTTTTTTACCTTCATGATTTTTAGTAAAAATATATGCATTATTATTTTTTTTTATTGTCCATCCATTTTCTAAAGCATTGTATAAAAACACCATTTTATGTAACTTTATAGGATCAATTGTGGTTTCCTGACAGTCATTTACATGAATATCCATTGTTAACTGGAGAGAAAAGAGATTAGTTATTTCTACACAAAAGAAGATTTGTTGAAAAAGTAAATTAAATAGTTTATTAATAGTTCTATATATGCCGGCTTTCAAACCCAAAGCAACGAAGAAAATTGGGAAAAAGACAAAAAATAATGTCACTGTCGATAGTAAACATCATGAAAAAATGGAAGAGTTTAAATCAGCGGAGCTAACCGTTTTACCTGCATTATTACAAAAAAAAGAAATGATTAAAGCTAAATTAACAACCAATCTAAATATCGAAGATAAATTAGAATTAGAAGATCAATTGCGACAAATTAGAATAGATATAAAAATAAATAAAAAAAAAAAGAAAAATTATTTATTAGATAATGCAGAACATGTGTTCGACTATTTTGAAAAGAAAAAGAAAATGTCAAAAGGAAAAAATAAAACTAGAATACTACATTCATTTTTTGATAAAAATAAAAATGAAAATTCAAATAAAAAAACAGAGGAACTATCGTCAATCCAAAAATATCTTACTAATATGGATGAATCATTTTTTGATATTTCTCAATATACCACTAAACATGATGTATGTAATCGATGTAAAGGCGAATTGATTTCGGTCGATTACGAAGGTGTTTTAATTTGTAAGAAATGCGGTAATAGATTTTCTTATTTAGTTGAACATGAAAAACCTTCTTATAAAGAACCCCCTAAAGAGGTATGTTTTTATGCGTATAAAAGAATTAATCATTTTCGTGAAATACTTGCTCAATTTCAAGCAAAAGAAACCACACAAATTCCAGATGAAGTTCTTATAAGTATTAAAGCTCAAATAAAAAAAGAAAGGATTAGTTTAAAACAAATGACAAATAGAAAAGCTAAAGATATTCTTAAAAAATTAGGCTATAATAAATATTATGAACATATACCATTTATTAAAGATAAATTAGGAATTAAACCTCCAATTATGAGCCCAGAATTGGAAGATAAACTATGCAGTTTATTTATGGATATTCAACGACCATATGCTAAACACTGCCCGGATGATCGTGTCAACTTTCTTAATTACTATTATGTTTTATACAAAATGTGCGAGTTATTAGGAGAAACACAATTCCTGCCATTTTTTCCAATGTTAAAAGATCCAGTAAAAAGAATAGAACAGGATGAAATCTGGAAAAAAATTTGCTATGAATTGAGATGGGAATATGTACCCACTATTTGATTTCATGAAATAAAATCTTTGCTAATTTTTTCACAGATTTAGGTTTTATTGTAATTCCATCTTTTTCAAGATCTTTATCTGAATTTATAACATTTTCCAATGAAATAAAGCTTATTTCATTGTTTTTTGCGTTGTACCCCTGATTATATTTATTGATATATTCTGTTATATCTTGATTCCATGTTTCAATATTTTCATGTAACATATTATTGGAATCCAAACTATGACCACAAATCTTAATTTTATCCCCTTTCTTGGGATAATAACTTCCTATTATAATTATTTTTGCTTTTTCAAATTTCTTTCTAAGAATATTTATTTGTGTAATCCAACCTTCTTTTAACTGTTTACTTGATAAACAGGTTGATCTTTTTCCACTATCCATTTGTGTTGGTTTAACATCATATACTTTTGAACAATTTATTAAATTTTTATGTATAGCACCTGACCCAACTGATAAAAAGAAGTATGTATTCGGAGTATTATACTTAACCTTTGGCATTTTACTAATTTCATTTTTAAATTTTTCAAGCGTTTTACACTCGGACGTGAACGATTTTACACTAGCTAATGGAAATTTTGCTTTAAACATTTCCTTTATAGAAGGGTATTTTTGTGATTCGGGTTCATGTAGAATATAATCTCCTAAAAAAACTATATTTAATTTTGGTATGGGTTTACTGCGCATCGATTCTTTTACAGGGTAGAAAATATATATTAAACCGCAAATTATAAAACAGATTATCAAAATTATAAGCCAATTCATATAATAAATTGAATTATAAAAAATTTATTATACTAACATTATCTACGACTACTAAGGTATATTACATTTGCATAAATCAGCAATGTCTAAGAATCAACCAGTGCAATTAGGATTGTGTTGTATAAATACAATCTTGCGCCAACAAAAACCACCAATATTCTGTTCCAGAAAAATGATAATGAGAAAAATAGAAGAGCTTGGGATAAATGAACTTAAATTAAAAATCATACAGAATCTTGCAGATCTATATAAATTAATTCAGTGGAATGAAGCAAATGGTATTAAAGTTTTGCGGATTTCAAGTGAGTTATTTCCACATAAAAGTAATCCTAAAGTTGAAAATTATACAATGGATTTTGCAGATAAGTTGCTAAAAAAAATTGGCAAATACGCTAGATCGATGAATCATAGACTCACATTTCATCCAGGTCAATATAATGTAGTGGGGACACCAAATGAAAAATGTTTTCATCAAACTATTTCAGATTTAAGCTATCATGCAGAAGTATTGGATAGGATGGAAATGGGAAAAGATTCTGTAATGGTAGTACACGGTGGGGGTAAATATGGAGATAAACAAAAAACGTTGGATAGATGGTGTGAAAATTTTAAAAGATTACCCCAGGCCGTTCAAAACAGACTTGTACTTGAAAATTGTGAAAAATGTTTCTCGATTGAAGATTGTATTTATGTATCTAGAAAGGTGAACATACCAATTGTATTTGATACACATCACTATACTTGTTATAATTTGATGCATCCTGATGAAACACTAAAACCAGAGAGCGAATATATAGAAGAAATTTTAAATAGTTGGGAAAGACGAGGTATAAAACCTAAATTTCATGTATCCGAACAAGGCAGTGGTAGATGCGGGCATCACTCAGATTACATTGAAGTAATCCCAGACTTCTTATTGGAAATTCCTGTAAAATATGGTGTTGAAATAGATATATTAATTGAAGCTAAAGCAAAGGAGCAGGCTATATTTAAATTATATAGTAAATATCCTTTCTTGAATTGCAAAGTATAATTTGTTTAAGAATTATACTAAACTATTATTTACATACGGGGGAATCCAACAAGATTGGCTCCCATACCAAAACCGGCTCCTGAGCGTGCACCGACGGCCATACTTGGTACATAAGTATCCAAGATGGAGAAGGTTGCTGCAGCAGTCAAAGCAATGAGCATAACTTCATCTAAGTTAAGAGAGCGTTTTGGGATAGCATATGCGGCAATTGCAACCATGATACCTTCAACTAAATATTTGACGACGCGGCGGATAAGTTCACCGAGATCTAAGAGACTTCCTAATTCACCAAGCATTATATTATTTCTCGAGAAAAAAAAATTATAAGCTGTAAAAAATAACTTAAAATAATAAGACTCACAAATATATAAATGACTAAAGAATTAGCCTTTGAAAGACAAAACCTTCCAAATGGATCTGCAAATCCTAAATATATCGATTTACTTGATGAAGATAAACCCGTAGCAGGGCAAAAATTTACGTGTATCTCTTTTGTAAGCCCTGATAATATTTTAAAAAAGAAAGATTTATTTTTCTTTGAGGAATTCCTAAAGCATTGGGATTATACACAAGGCGTTCAGAAATTTACTGCATTTCTAAATTTTTTATCTTATAAATACAGCATGAATTTTGATAAAATTATGGCTGATTTTCAAGAGTACCTAAAGAGCGAACAAAAAGATCTTGTTAAGACCACAATTGGCGATGACTACAAAAATTTCCTAGATGCTAAAGAAGAGGATCTTGAAAAAACATTTAATGAGTTATACTCATTCCAAACAAATACCAGAGGATTAAAAATTAGAGGCTCGTATCCTTCACAGGAAGAGGCCGAGCTAAGATGTAAATTATTGAGAGAGATTGATCCAAATCATGATGTATTTGTGGGACCTGTTGGAATGTGGATGCCTTGGGATCCAGAGGCATATAAAACTGGTCGCGTTGAATATCTTGAAGAGGAGTTGAACCAATTGATGCATGAAAAGAATAAAAATGAAAGGCAAGCGAAACATGAGTTTGAAAAGAGAGTGGCTGAAACTAAGAAAAAGGCAATAGAGGAAAATATTAAAGTTGCAAAAGCTAGTGGTAATAAACTAACTCAAAATGTAGACAAAGATGGTAATTTGATAGGTGTTGGGGTAACAACTATTGAAGGTAAAATAAATGAAAAAGAGGTTGTAAGTTCAGCCGATATTAGAAAGGAATTGTTTGAAGGTGATAATATTCGAACGCGCGAAACTGATAAAAAAGAAGCTGAAAAACAAGAAACAAATGTTGAAATGACCATTTCAGAAAAAGATGATGATAAAAAAGTTTAAAAAGTATTAAATTGAAATTAATTGACTTACTTATATAAAATATAATCAATATCTTATATAACAATAATGAATCAATCGCACGACTACCCTGCAGAAATTCCATCGAATTCTTTAAAAGGAAGATGCTGTATTACGCCGGTTAATGAAAATAGAATAGAAATAAACACTGATCCTCCTCCTGCTCCAAAGAAAAAACCACAAAAAATGAAGAAAAAGAAAACGCATAGATGTGGATTTGATGGGTGTAGAAAGAAACTTAATTTGACACAACAAACAAAAATATGTAGATGTGGTTTTACATTCTGTTCAAAACATTTTCAATTTGAAGAGCATAAATGCTCTTTTGATTATAAAGGATTCTCAAAAAATAAATATGAAACAAATGTAAGTTTGGGCGGTGGATCATTCGCCAAAGTAAATATAATTTAATTACCATCTACTCTTCTTTACATTAATAGTTGGTCCCTTTCTACCAGCTTTAGGATCATAACTTTCATCTTCGTCATCACTACCTAAATTTTTACTCATTTCCCAAAATTCTTTACTTCCTAATTTAAAATCTCTATGGGCGCTTGCTTTGTACCAGAATATTTGGTCTTCCAATTTATTGGATTTTGCATTATTTGAAACAACTAAACATTCATAATTTTCAGTGCATTGATCCATAACTTGACAAAAAGATTCAAAAGTTGGGAACATTCCAGCAAAGTTTTCATATATTCTTTTCCTATTTGCAATATAAGGCTCTCTTAAAATAAATGTGTAATCAATATTAGTTCGCAGATTTGGCGGTACTCCCAGAGGATACTGCATTGTAATAATTAACATAATTTTCCAATGTCTACCATTCATGAAAAGTAGTCTCATTAATTTATCTCTTGACCAAGAATTATCATACAAACAATCATCTAGAATACAAAATGCTCTTCCATCAATATTTGATCTACCATAAGCAGTTTTTTCCTTTTTAACTTGCTTTATCACCATTTTTTGCCTTTTTAAAACATTTTCAATAATAGCCGTATTGTATTCATCATGTATAAATAGTTTAGGAACCAGTGAACCATAAAACCCATTCCCGGCTTCTGTACCAGAGATTACCGTTCCAATAGGGATATCCTGATGATAATACAGCAAATCTCTAACCAAAAAACTCTTTCCTGTATCTCTCCTCCCAATTAATACAATAACTGGTCCGGATGCTTCATTTGCTTTGAAGGATATATTTTTCATATCAAATTTCTTTAATTCCAAATTCATTGCTATTATATGCTTATTTAATATTTTATATATAAATTACGCACAAATCCAGTTAAAATTAATAATTTCTTTTATCTATAACTATAAATGTTTGAAATTTACTATAAAAAAAATGATAATTCAGCGTTATTTAAGGAATTTGACTTGAATAAAATTAAGCATATTCAAAATTATATTCCATTATATGGCAGATTTTTTAATCTACAAGAAACCAATTATCAAAACATTAATTTAAATCAACCATATCATATTACAAATTTAGAAAAAACAGATCAAAAAAATACATATAATTGTCAAGTTAAATCTGATAATAATGAAGAAAGTGCCAAAGCATTTTTCAAATTCTCTCCATTGATTGATCCCATTAAATTTATGGTGGGGAAATATGGAGATTTAACCGAAGACATAAAAAAATCATTACCAAAATTATCTGAAAATAAATGTCACCCTAAAGTACTTGATTCAAATAATTCGGCTTATGTAGATGGATTTTTTACCTATTTAACTAGCAACGTTTTACATCATCATAAATTTGTTCATGGATTGGATTTTTTTGGGTCTTTTTTGGGGATTCAAGAAAAATTCAATATGAATATTTTTGATGATTTAGAATATTTAAATGATAGCAAATATTTCCATGAACAGAAAGGAAAATTATTTGATATTGAAGCCATTGATGAAGAAATGTTTTTTGACGCGGATACCAGAAATTATAAAAAAAAGCTACAAATTGATAGAAATATTAGTAATAAATCCGTATATTCTTTGAATGGAGAGAATTTCGATGATTTATTTATTACCACATCCACTGTAAATAATGAGCCTGTAAAATTAACAGAAGCTTTGGTATTCGAATTTAATCTTAAAAATAAAAACGCTCAAAATAATAGCAGTAGAAAAAGCGATTCTACTTGTTCGTCACGTTCATCCCATACTTCAGACGGTTCAAATAAAGAAGAAGAATCTTCTAGCGATGAAGAAGAGGAAGAAGCGTCCATGTCTTCTTTTAGTAGTATGGATTCCGATATTATTTGCAATGCCATTATCAAAGATTTTCCAGTACAAATTATTTGTTTGGAAAAGATGGAAGCAACTCTTGATTCATTGTTAGGTGAAGAATTATCCGATCATGAATGGCGATCTTGCCTATTTCAAATAATTATGACACTAATAGCATATCAAAAGATGTTTAATTTTACGCACAATGATCTTCATACCAATAATATTATGTTTAATAAAACTGATAAACAGTTTCTTTACTATAGATACAACAAAGTTTATTATAAGGTACCTACTTATGGGAGATTATTCAAAGTAATAGATTTTGGTAGATCTATCTATTCATTTAAAGGTAAGTTTATTTGTAGTGATAGTTATCATCCAAAAGGTGATGCTGCCACTCAGTACAACTGTCAACCATATATGAATGACAAGAAACCTAGATTGGACCCCAACCCTTCGTTTGATTTATGTAGACTGGGTTGCGCGTTATACGATTTTTTTATGGATGATATAGATGATATTAAAACGTGCGGCGACCCAATCGCTGCATTAATAAGCGAGTGGTGCTGTGATGATAAAGGAAGAAATATTTTATATAAAAAATGCGGCGAAGAGAGATATCCGGATTTTAAATTATATAAGATGATTGCCAGATCTGTTCATAATCATACACCGCAAAAACAAGTATCGAAGCCGGTATTCAGTTCGTTTGTTTCAAATAGGAAGAAATGTGGTAAAAAGAAGTTTATTGATATTGATGCTCTTCCGATTTATGCATGATTTTTCTTGTTAATATATATCATATGAACAAGAAAGCTAAGGGATATTTATTTATAGCCATTTCGATACTATCTGTTGCCGCAATGTCTTTTATAGCATTTACCTTAAAAAATAATGCTAGGAAAGCTAAAAAAAAAGAACCATGGACCTTCTCGGAGTTTTTAAACAATGGCGAAACTATAACATATAAAACAATATTTGTAGGGGTTTCATATGGTATTATAATAGGGCTGATTGATGTTTTAGGCATTTGGTATGTATTAAAATATTTAAAAGTATTCATGCCAAAAGGTAATTTATTAGACGCCGGGATAGCAGAGGTTTATGCAAGCGTATTGGCTGTCATTTTCGGTACATTTGTTAGTCACTCTATTAAAACAGTTATACCTCCCGATAATACAATACCGATGTGGTCTG